AATATTATGTTTTTCAAAGTACTTGAGTTTTCGTGGCATCACTATTTCGGCTGTTGCTGTCAAAAGTGTCCACGAGCTTTCAATAATTATCTCGGTAATCTGCGTTAAAACTATTTCGCGTCGACGGTCATTTTTGGCGAAAACGATTTGGCAATTCATTGCTAAAGTCATAACTATTGATTTTGAGTTACATCAGGCAAAATCAATTCAATGGCTTCATCGCTCGTAAATGTCATAGAAAAAGGAATGATGCCAGGAGAGCCTTGAATGCTTTCCTCTTTGTAATCATCCATTACAACAGCGTCAATTTTTTTCATACCAAATAGCCTCCCACTCACTTTAATCGCACTGGCCAACTCTTCCCATACTTTTAAATCTCGCAATTGGTCTCTTGCACTACTTTCCGGTGTATCAACCGCCAAACCTTTTACATCAATTACCCAGTCATCAAAGCCAAATATTTCCTTTACGGTTCCGTTACTTCCCAAAAGGTTGGTTTTGGTTATATTTTTAGCTCTGCGAAAAGAGAACAAAGTCGCTGGCGGCAAAATAAAATCAGGTAGTTCAATGTCATTGAGTTCCCCTTTCCCGCTATAAATTTTATACGTTCCGGCTTTAAATGTTAGAAGTCCTAATATTGGCGTTCCCATCCAACTAGTGGCTTCACTACTATAATAATCGGTTATCATTTCAATCCCTTTATAATCAAAATTATTTGGGGTTTGTTTATTGAACGGTTCCGTGATAAAAATGGGGGAGCTAATGCCAAAAGCGGCACTAAACAATTTCGATAAATTAAATTTTGCGTCCATTATCCCATACTTATTACACTGTCACGAAGACGGTCATTAATTAATCCAACCACTTTATCAGCCACTTTTCGAATATCCAAATCACCGCTAACTCCAAAGTGATTTGTAATATTCAAGGTCATTGTGATTGATTTTCCAACAGCGTTGTCACCAGAACCGGTTGTGGTTCCTTCGCCTTTCGCTTTTGATTTATCTTTATCTTTTGTAGTATTATTTAGATCGGCAAGATTTAATGCATTTGTGTCTAATACTACGTCTTTAGGTTTTTTAACTATTTTTACGGCACTTCCTTTATGGGCTTCTAATGATCTTTGTCTTGCACTATATTGATCGCTCGCCTTTTGTCCTTTTGCGAGTGCTTTTGGTGTTCCGTCAATTAATCCATTGGCGGCTTTTTTGGCGGCATCGTAACCCACCAAATCATTGGCGGCTTGTTTTCCCGTTTTCCAAGCCTCTGACCACTCACCTTTAAAAAAGTGCATCAATGCTTTCCCAACTCCTGAAAGCCCAGAAAGCAGCCCTTTAAATCGGTCAACAACATAAGTTTTTATGGTATTGCCAAATAGCTTGAGCATTTCCCAACCTTTAAAAAGAACGTTTCTAAAACCCTCGAATTTATTCCAACACAGGGCAACAACTCCCGCAAGGGCAACAACTCCAACAACTATTAACCCAATTGGGTTGGCGGTCATAGCTGCGTTCCAAGCCCATTGTGCTGCCGTGGCAACGCCTGTGGCTCCCGTCATTAATACCGTTTTGGCCGTGGTAAGCATCGAAGCGTTTGAGGCTAGCCCCAACATTGTTTTCACACCGCTTAATCCCTCCTTAACGCCTCTGGAGGCAACGGTCATATTAGCCATTACACTAATTCCGTCAGCTCCTGCAGATACATACGGTTCCATTGCGGTGGTGTATTCGCCAATGGCAATTTTAGCGTCATCAAGAGAGGCTTTCCATCTGCTTTTCTTTTCGGCAGAAGTGTCCATCATTATGGCCGCTTGCTCTTCAGCTGCGCTTGTTCCTTCAATTTTCTTTTGGAGTGCATCCTGGGCATCAACACTGTTTAGCATAATACTAGCCGCTGCAGCGTTTTCAGTCCCAAACATTTGAGCCATTATAGTGGCATCGCCTTGCGCTTTTTTAAGTTCGCGTAATCTTGTAGTTAATGGAAGTGACGTATTGGAAACAATATCCATATTCACGCCTAAAGCTTTCAATTTTCCTGCGGCTTCTTTTGGCAAAACATCCTCGCCTGCCATTTTTCCTAATACGTTTCGAAGTGCAATACCTGCCTCGGCTCCTTCTTTTCCACCTGCAGCCAATGATTGCAAAACGGCATTGGTTTCCACAAAAGAAACATTGGATTGCTTCGCCTGGACTCCGGCAACTTTTAAAGCTCCGGCAATCGATGGAACCTCGGCGGCTCCTTCTTTAGCACCTGCAGCCATCACGTTCATCATTCGAGCCATTTCCTCTTGTGCTGCAATTGGATCTGATAAATCAACTCCATATTGTAACATTGCAGTGGTCAAGGCATCGGCAGAACCTACGGCATCGTTACCCATTGTTTTAGAAAGTGTGCGAACGTTGTGTTCCATCTTTTCTAAAGCTTCAGGAGATTTTGCAATATCAGGGCCTAGTCGTGAAAGTATAGTTTTGTAAGTGTTTAAACTGTCCGTTGCTTCGCCTCCAAATTGTTCGGCACTTGCTCTGGCTTTTTTACCTAAATCCTCAAGTCCTGTTCCGGTAACTCCGGTAATGGCAGAAACTTCGGCAAGGCCGCTTTCAAACGACATAAACTTGCCGTTAAAATCTTCCAGTCCTCTTTTTACTTGCTGTGCGGATTGGTCAATGGCCATCAAGTCGATGGCACTAAATTTATTTAAGCTTTTGCCAACCTCATTAAATCGTTTTTCAGTTGTGTCAATGACCTTGTTAACGCCAGAAATACCACTTGTGAGGCTATCTTTAAATCGTAACTCCCAAGTGGTATTTGCTGTTGTCATTTATAGTGTACTAGGCGTAAAATGAGCGAGTGCCAATTTTACTATTATTTCTAAATCTTGATTCTTTTGGTTCGTCACATAGAGATACTCATTGTATAATTCCGACCACTTTTTGTCGCTTAATTGCTCAATTTTGATATTGGGGTAATGATAGCGTAGGATGGCATTTATCTTGAGTAACCATTGTTCGTCTGCCTCTTTGTCTTCGGGGTCTAATCGCGACCCGTCTAAAAATTTTTAATTTCAGAGGTTACCGATTTACCAATCAATTGGATTCTTGCCAACAGTTCCGAGAACATTACGCCGTCTTGCTCTATGATTTCCATATCGCCTTCCAGAACACAGCCCATCGTTAATTTGTGCTGTGCTTTTAAGTCGTTTTTCTGCATCGCCTCAGCCGAAGCTTGAACGATGGCACGAGTTGGGCGTTTGACTAAATAGTAGTATTCAGAACCTTCATCATCTTTGACAATGATTTCTTTAAGGTTTCTTTTTCCTCCTACTTTTGCTTCGTGTTCATTAACCTGAACATCGGTATATGTTTTAAAAACTGCCATAATTCCTAGATTACATTCCACTCAATGTGGCTAATTAATAATTCATATTTTGTAGTGATGGTCATATCGTTTTGTTTCACTTCGACACCATCACCCATAAACTCTGCGTTACGGATCCTATCTTTCAAGATGATTCCGTTTTCAGTTTCATACTGTGAAATCAAATCGAAAGGAGCGATGTCACGAATGGATTTCCCCGGAGGCAATGAAAGCTTCAAAGCATCCACTTCCTCTTTCATTAAAGTAATAGAGGCTTTTGGTTCATAATTGCCGCGTCCACGTCCTATTGGAAATATACCGGCACCATAAACGTTTTCCTTTTTTTGCTTGTCGTCATACGCCAATTCCGTAACTCCTTCAACATCACGTCCAAGAATGTTTACAGTTAGGGAGTTCCATCCCTGTAGTGTTCCAAATTTGTTTACTATTGTTGTGCTCATCTTAATTGATTGAATTTGTTAAACCTAATGCCACCTCAAACTCGTGAACAATTCCGTCAGCCACTACCTTAGCTTTCACTTTTACAGGTTGTGTTCCGCTAACTACTTGCGCAGGATCAATAAACACTTCAAAGCCGCTTATTTCGTCATTGGCCACCAATTGCTCTAAAGCTTTGTTACCAATTCCTGTCCAACGTGTCACGGTTGTGTTTTTAATGAATCCGGTTGATGGGTCTTTTTTTACCACGCCTTTTACTTCTGGTAAAAGAGCCATTCTCAACGCTCTTGCGGCTTTGTTCCAAACCCGGTTGTTTTCGATAAAACAATAGTCCGAGGCTTGCGTAATGGCCGTTTTTGAGTTGGTAAAGAATACACCAGGATAACCTTCATACGAAGCGGCAAAAATGTAGCCGTTGGCCTCCAAGGTTATTAATTGGGCTTTTGTCAACGATTTAATGGTTGTGCCATCCGTTAACTTTGGTTCTAGCCACAATCCAAGGTTTTTGTCGGTCAATGGATAATCTTCTGTTCCTCTTTTGGCCAATGGCTTATTTTGGATATTTACAGAGCCTACATTTTCGTTTACTTTACGAGCGGCAATCATTCCCAGCAATGCTCCTGCAGCTGCAAAAGTTGAAGTACCGGATCCAACCACCAAAATCGAAATTTGTGGCGAGGTTAATTCCGTCAAGTCCAAAGCATCGGCAAAGGCGAAGTCATTCCAACCTAGAACCCCAAAATCAATAAGACGGTTTTCAGAGGCCAAAACATCAATGACGTTTGCTTGATAATCAGCTGCGGTTACTTCTTGGGTAATAATACCAAAGTCGGAGACAACAGCAAATCCTTTGATTGCTGCGTTTTCTTTAAGGAAACTGACAAGATTAGCCGCCGCTTTTACATTATACAAATACAAAGTACCTTCTGGAGCCAGTCTGAAAAATTCAGAAATATGCTCGTAAAAAGGAGTTGTACCGTTGGCACTTGCTGCAGCCGTTAGGCCTAAACCTTCCGCCTGTGACAATGAAGTCAATACTAATCCTTTCCCGGTGTTGGCAATTATCGCATCGAGTGGAGCGTCTCCGCTCAAATCTATAATCAGGGCAACGTGGCTGTCAGTACTTGGACTTTTACGCCCTAAACCACCTTGTAATTTTTCTATTTTTACACCTGCTAATTGTCCCATTATTTTTCAGATTGAGATTGACGGTTTTCTGGGTTCTTTCCATCTTTGCCTAATGTGGCATTTGGAATTACAGTCTCGGCAGTAACTTTGATGTCTTTAACATCTTTTGGGGTTACGGCTTTTTTAGCTGCTGCTTTTGGCGCTGCTGCTTTTGGTGCAGTTGCTTTTGTAGTAGTAGCTTTTGTAGTAGCTGCTGCAGGAACTTCCGCTTTTACCTCCCTTTCAATTGGGAAAATTTTTAATTCTCCTTTGTCCAGTTCGGCATAGTTTTCTGAAAAGAATACGTTTCCGTCTTCTCTTGCATATACTTTATCCTGGTTAGGATGTTGCTCAAACACTTCCAGTGCTTTTGCCTCTAATTCTTTTTTTGAATATGTTTTGTTCATCGTTTGAATTTTTTAAATCATTTTTAAATACTTCCAAATACAGCTCTTATACTTCCAAATCAAATAAATTACTCCTCCAACCGGTATAAACCAGAAAAGCCAATAATAAGTGATAGTCTTCAAAACTTCTTTAGTCTTTTGAATCTCCCTTGCTTTTGCAACTACAGTACTGGACTTGGCTCCTTTGTCAATAAACTTTTTATCTCTTGAAGCCTCGGCATTAGTTTTTGCGTTTTTATTACTTTTGGTAGTTGTTTTTTCTTCCGTGAAGGAAGCGTTGTTCAACTCTTTTTTATTGCCGTTGTCGTCCGTAAACGTACTTGGCTTTGTGGGATCAATGGGAGTGTAATTTTTCTTGCTAGTTGTGGTTTCATCCGTGGAAGTAACCTCATTGGAAACTTTCACGTTGGAGTTATCCCGGACTGTCAAGTCTTTTTTGTCCGTTGTGGTTTGCTCTAGTGCAACTTTCTTGTCTGTATGGCTAGTTTGTGACTTTCGTGAAACACAACTGGTCATCCATAAAAGAATGAGCAAGAAGGAAAACCAAGAAAAGAGTGCTTTTTTCATTTTTTAAAGTATAATTCTGATTCTAGTTGACGGCGTGAAATCAAGCCGTTATTAACTTTTCCCGCAGCTTTATTCCATTTTGCAAATTCAATCGCAATGGATGGATCATTCGGGTTTGCATTTACTTTTTTAAGCAGTGTGCTATCTCCTAAACCTTCAGCAACAGTATCAATATCAATATCGGTTCCCACATTGTAGGCAAAGCTTAGTATAGCGTTGTATTGATTTTGATTCACGTTTGATTTGACTAGTGAGTTGACTTCTTTTACAAATTGCGCGACAATAATGGAGAATATTTCAACTCCATAAGCCCTTGTAATTGGGGCATCTTTCATTGTTACTTTTCGACCATTAGGGTAAAAAGTGTTTCCAAAGCCAATAGTAGGCTTGCCACCTGAACATAAATAAGGAACCGCAGAAAAGCCCTCACGCTGTTGTAAAAAAGTTGCTCCGGTACTATCAATATTTCTTGTCATTTGTAGTTAGAATTAACCCCCGAAGGGTGTAGTCGAGCCGCACTGGCTTCGACTACCCTTTTAAAAAATCAGATTAACTATCCTATGATAGCGGCTACACCTTCATCTCGGATGGCAATACCAATAAAGTAAAGCTCAAAACCGATAGTGTGTCGTCTGTTTTCTGGATCTAATTCTTTTGGTCTTGCATAACGGGTTACGGTTCCGGTTGCTTTGAAACACGTTTTTTCGTGCATAATAACCGATGCCATTTGAACTCCGTCAGCTGCGCCAAAAGCTACTTTTGTACCCGCAGTAAATGTTGGGTTGTATGTACTTTCGTAAGTTTTGAAACCGTAGTATGATTTAGAAAGGACTCCTTCAACAGCATTATGGTACTGTGTTTGGAAGGTTCTATCTTCATTCAACAAGTCGGCAACGTGATCTGGACATAATACCAGGATACGACCTTCTTTTGGTACCAAAAGTTTGTCTAGTTTTTTCTTCATTAAGGCAACATCTTTTGAGGTCAATGTTGGTCTTGCTCCGTCAACGGCTCCTGTACAAACTAATACTGGTGTGGTTGCACTATTGGCAGAAGGCGCGATAGAGTGTAAAGCGTGTTGTGCTGTTTTGTCCTCTAATTCCTCTCTGTGTTGTTCCTGAACGTCAGAAACTTTTTCGTATGGCAATGCGTATAATTCGGCAGCCGTTACGGTGGTATTGGTAGTTTCATATTTGTTCAAAGAAAGTACAACGTGGGTATCATCTCTACCTGCAGAAACAATTGGATAAACAGTATTGTTGATTAACACAGAAGGTGCTGCACCTCTTTTTGGTATTTTTATGACGTCATTGTCAACCCAAGATTGTTTACTTTTTAATAGTGATAACCAAGAATTATCGTGGCGAAATTTTTTCAACATTTCTTTCTCAGCCGTTTGATTTAAAACTGGCAAAGCGACAGGAGTAACACCCGCCATTTGAACACCGTGGTCGCTCATTCCGAAAGCGTGAGCCACGAATGATGCCCCAAGGCATAAAGCGAAAATAAATAAGACTTTGAACAGTCCAGAAATTTTAAGATTTTTCATATTTGAATTTGATTTAATTTTAATAATTGATTTTACGAGTGGTTCGTGGCTTTTTATCCGAAGTAAGCCGCTTCAAGTTTTTTGAATTTCTCTGGGTCTTTAGTCATCATTTCCATCAACGCTTCCGGGTCTTGGGTTTGATAATCTTCCATAGTCCATTTGTCACGTCCTGCGGCAGAGGCTCCTTCTTCCAATTGTGCGGATAGTTTTGTCACACCTGGCATTGCATCAATGATGGTTTTTGTTCCTTCAAAATCGGCATTTGCTAATTTTGTAAATTGTGGAGCTAAATCAGCCGTGAATTTTTTGTCCACAATCGCCTGATCTATTAATGCTTTTGCATTAGCTTCCAAAGTCGATTTTGCACTTGCTTCCAACGTTTCTGTTTTACCTGCCTGTTCCTGAAGCGCGGTCAATGCGGCTTCAATTTGAGCATCTGTAGCATCAGCCGAAAGCTTTAGTCTACTAATCAGTACGGTTCTTTCCATTTGTTTTTTGTTTTCATTATTAATTTTCGGGATAATTGGAGCCGCAATTGCTTCTAGTATTTTAATACTTTCAGCAGTTACAATCTCTGTTTGGTCTAATATTGAATCAAGTAATCCATTAAGTTTTGCCTCGTTGGCCGTCATCCAGTAATCACCTTGAGCGAAAAATGCTTCGATGTCCTCGACAGTCTTATTCATTTTAGTGGAATAAGCATTTTTATACTCGTCGGTTGTATTTTCCAACAACTTCAAATCGGCTTTAATGGTAACAATGTCTCCGTAGGTTCCCAGTTTTGGGCGGTGAATCATTATTTGTGAATTAGGATAGGCTACACTCGGAAACTGGGTCATAAAGTAAGTCGCTGCCGATGCTGCAACCGCTCCAATTTTCACGGTTACATTAGGCAGGCGTTTTAGATCGTTACACATTTCTGTAGCTTCAAAGCAATTCCCTCCGGCGCTATTGATATACACTTCAACCTCTGTAATGCCTGTTTTTAAATAGTCATCTACAACGGCTCTAATAGTGGCGGAGGAACTTTGAGACCACTCACCAATACGGTCAATGATTTTTATGGTTCCGGTGGTTCCGGCACTGGATGCTTCAATAAATGTTTTAGGTTTTGCCATTCAATACTTGATTTAATTTCCTTTTGAGATGACAAAGTTTGGCTTTTAATGCAGGGTAAAAAAAAGGAGGTTTTAATTTAGTAACTGTCCATTACTTAATTAGTTACGTACAGTTACTAAACTATAAGGTTAATTCAAAGTTTACTCTTAATTGTAACAACTTTGTGTCATAGAAATAACAGTATGGCAAAGGAAAAAGAGAAGCGAATTGCTTTCGATTACTACACAAATCAAGGTTTAACAGCGAAAGCCATTTCAGAAATAGTAAATGTTTCCGAAAAAACCATAGGCGACTGGGTTGAAAAAGGCAAGTGGAAAGGTGTGCGCGATTCTAATATGAATAGCTCACAAAACCGCGCCTCAAAAATCAAGGAACTTATCTCTGAATTGACGGAGCAACAACTCGAAATAAACCTCGAGGTTAAAGATGCAAAAGCGGTGGGCGACAAAGAGCGCGTCATTGCGTTGCGGCAACAATCTGCGTCCATATCTCAGGAAGTGGCCATACAAACAAAAGCCTTGGAACGTATGGATTCCGAAAACAAAATTTCACTTGGAATCTACCTCGAAGTAATGACGGATCTATTCAAGAACCTCGAACATTACGACAAAGACGTGTACTTAAAAACTTTGGACTTTCAAGAGTCCCATTTATCAACCATATCAATCAAACTAGGATAATGAACGTATTCAAAATTATATTGAACCTAATGGTTCAAAAAGCCCCTTTAAGTCAATATTACCTAAACATTGGAGCGCACTTTTTGAAAAAAGGAGCGGGTTTTCAAATAGGCCAAATTGTAAAAGAAAAACAGTTATACGAGGGAATGTGGCGCGTAAAAGTCATTACCGGACTCTTCTATGATTTCAACACCAATAAGGTAACTCACACTGCCGAAAACCGAATTATCAAAGATGAAAAGAAACGATAAGGCCACTCTTGACCGCTACAAAAAGAAGCTCGAACTTTCCCGCTCGTTTTCGAATGTAAACCCATTTGAAACCGACAAAGAAAAGCGCGAAGCCATTGACGTTGCAAAAAAGAGTTTCCGGGCGATGGTGCAAAGATACTTCCCGCACTATGCGACATCTGAAACGCCTGATTTTCACATTGATTTTGCCAAGAAAGTACAGAAAAACAAAACTTTCAAGGGCTTTTCACAATGGGGTCGTGCTTTGTCAAAATCCGTGGTAAACGATATTTTATTGCCATTTTTTCTTTGGATAAACGGTGAGCCGGTTTACTTGGTTCTGGTGGGTAACAATGCCGACAGGGGCAAACAATTATTAGAGGATATTCGTGCGGAGTTCGAAAGCAACCCGCAAATTATAAATGATTTTGGGGAGCAATACAACCAAGGTTCTTGGGAGGACGGTTTCTTTATTACAAAAAGTGGTTTCATTGGCCAGTCGCTTGGTATGGGTCAATCCGTTAGGGGTTTGCGTGTAAAAAGTAAAAGACCAACGCATATTGTCTGCGATGATATCGAGACTAAAGATTTAAATCAAAACCCAGTGCGCCAGTTAAAAATGGCACGTTGGATTGAGCGGGATTTAATTCCGACAATGGATGGCGACATTCGAAGGTTTATCCAGGCGAACAATAGATTTGCTCCAAAGATGGTACAAACTATTTTACAGGAGTTGCACCCGGACTGGATTGTCCACGAAATCAATGCGTATGATCCCGTGACTTTTGAGCCAACTTGGAAGTCCAAATACTCTGCTACTTATTTCCAACAAATTGAAAAGGAAATTGGAGCATTGGCCGCAAGAGCCGAGTACAACAATCAACCCCATATTGAGGGAACAATTTTCAAGGCAGAGGACATTCAATATGCACCATTGCCAAAACTCAACACATTCAAAATCATTTTTGGATATTGGGATGTGGCCTATTCCGGCACACAAACTTCTGACTACAACGCCATCGTTGTTGAGGGATTAAAAGACCGTGATTTTTGGGAAATTGACTGCTTTGTACAACAGTGTAAAATGAGTGCCGCATTGGCATATATGTGTCAATTTCAACAATCATTACCGGATACGGTTGTAGTCCATTGGGTATTTGAAAGCCAGTTTTGGAACGATGCTGTAGAGAGCGCCATTCGTGATGCCGAAAAACTGTTTAACTGCCGTTTAAACATCATAAAAAGGGATAGACCGAGAGCGAATAAATACGATAGGATGTTGCAATTACAACCGTATTATCAAAATGGCCGTTTCTTTTACAGTGATAAATTAAAGCACAAAAAAGACCATCAAATTGCAATGCAGCAACTTTTTGGCATCGAACCAGGATACAACTCCAAGGATGATTATCCCGATGCAAAAAAAGGCGTTACGGATGAGCTTGAAAAATATGTAACCTATGGAGGTTCTGAAAACAGCAGCTATAAATCGGGTCGAATGAACCACAATAATGATAGAATATGATTTATATTGATAAAGAGTACTTAATCAGTTTTGCACAGGAGCGTTTTATTGACGAAAGTTCACAGGATGACCCTCTTATTCTAGACCAAATTGAGCTAACCCAAATTGCGGTTATCAAAAGTTATTTAGGAACGCGCTACGCCACCGAAACCGTGTTTGATGAAGTTGACCCAATACACAACGAAGTGTTACGTGAAATTTTGGCAAAGTTGGTGTTATACAAACTCATTCGCCGGAATGCAGCTCGCAAGGTTCCAAACGATTACAAAGAGCAATACGATGAGGCAATGAAAACATTAAAAGAGGTTTCCATTGGCATTATCAAACTCGGGGGAGTTCCTCCTGCAGTGGATGAAACTGGAGCCATAATAAGCAATTCTATCTCAGGCAATTTAACCAATAAAGATTTTTACATATAATGGAAAATCCTTTCAAACAAGCCTACACGGCATTAGAAAATAAAATATTAAGGAACACTGACCCGCGCAAATTGAAAGCAGTTTCGGCGGCAATGAGTGCCGATAAAAGCTATTCCAGACAATTGGAAATGGAGTCCGTAACAATGGCATCCAAAAACCTTGCAGAATGGAAAACAGCCATCCAGTTGGCCACTGACCCCGAAAATCCTGATCGTTCCAGTTTAAGGACTTTATACGAAAACTTGATGCTCGACAATCACTTGGCATCGGTTATTGATTCAAGGATTCTATTTTGCCAACGCTCTACTTTTAAAATTGTAAGCGAAAGCGGAGAGGAAAACGAGGAGTTATCAAAACTATTGGAGCGTACTTGGTTTGAGGAATTAGTCCATCTTATTTTAATGGCAAGATTTCAGGGAACTACTTTAATTGAGTTGTTTGATTTGGATGAACTTGGCGAATTAAACGAGGTGAACGAAATTCCTTTAGGCTATTTCAATCCAAAAAAGGGCATCATTGTCAAAACGCCTGGAGAGGACAAAGGTTGGCCATACAAAGAAGGAACA